CGCCCAAGGGAGATCTTTCGTTGGTATTAGATTCTTGTCTTCCGAATGCCAACCAAAGATACGCACTTGACAACGACCTAGAGATAATGGATCTTTTCTATTTTCAACAATACCAAACCACCAAGCAAAACCGTCAAGACCCATAAAATTAGAACGATTAATCATCTATTTTTTACCTCATCAATCAAAGAATCGCCAGAAAGCGCATCGGGATATTCTTCAGACAAACAATCTTTTGTCGCTTCAACAATCATTTCATAGCTTTCGTAATTTAGTTTATGGCGTATTGCTGTTATCAAATATCTACCACTATAGTATGGATTTATATTTTGTCCGCCAGGATCATCACCAGTTCCAAGAGGAAGTGAAAACTCAATCACATCTCCTACTGTAATATATGTATCGCCGGGTATTACAAGCTTCAATTTAAAGTAATTCAACTGATTTATTTGTGAAACACGCTGTAACAACCAAGACTCTACAAGATTTTGATTTATTCCAGATTGCTTTTTTGAAATATTCGAATCTGTATCATGTCCTTTATTTGTTGGATACATTTTCATTGAAGCAAAATAGTTATTATAAACCTTGTTGTCAAATCTATCGGAATACTCATTTTGAAAAGAATATGGTGAGGTTTGATCTTCGGCATATTCGTTTTGAAGATGCGTAGCATTATTAAAAAATTCTTTGTAGTTGAATACGCTAGAATTGACCTGCAATCTCGTCAAATCAACCCCTCTCAACATACTTGAAAACATACCATTTATTGTGGCATTCAAGACATCAAAAGTATTCATAAACTCATACTTGATTACGTCTCTTATGTCATCAATTGGTGTATCGTCTGGAAAATCTTTGTTTTTGACATTATATGAATATTTTGCTTTGGTTTCTTGTTCAAAAAGAGTATCCAGAGATACGAAATTATATCCAAATGTATTTTCATAGAACATGTAATTTGCACTAGAACCCTTTGTGCCTGTTGATACTGTTCTAGAAGCAATCCAGCTAATTGCAGTTAATGGATTCAAATAAGGTATTATTAGATTTTGCCTTCCTTCGGTATCTTCTATGAAAGAACCTTCCAATTTTGTTGAAGATACACCCAATTGATTTGTCAAAATATCACGAACTATTTGCGATGAAGTTTTTCCTCGATATGACTTTGAAACGCGACGAGACGATGATAATAGATTTTCTTCCGAACAAAAATGTAATGTATAAACATGTGTGGATGTTGTGGCCGGCTTTATGCCACCAGATGTCATTTTATATACACGAAAGACTTTATCAAATACTAATTCTCTTTCAGAACCAGGTTTTCCTATTCCTATAGAAATGAATTCAAAACCAGAAAGAGGAACTGTCGCAAAAAAGTCTACAGCATCAGATAATGTAACTTCTCCCGAAATTGTAGAATTATAAATGTCTTCAAATATTGATAATTCTACCATCTGAGCATAGATATTCACACCACTTCCATTGGTGCTTATTAAGTCTAGCTTTTGTAGAACATATGATTTATCTGAGAAATATGATTTTTCAAACATTTGTAGATAGTAGTGCTCTCAATTCAGATTCTATTCTATTCACATAACTTTTGTCTACTATTTTTATTTTTCTTTTTGATTCATTTAGATCTAGCTCATAATCATAATTGGTGACAGCATTCTTTGTTGTAACAACAGTTACTGAATTGCCATCGACCAGATTGATTGTTTGTGTATCATTTCCAGATAAACTATTATAAGTATCAACATCAATTTCAATTTTTTTGACTGTTATTGTGCTAGTGACAGAGTCTGTCTTTGTAATTACTTTTTCATAATGATGAATTGTTGTCTTAGAATTTGAAATAGAACCATACTTTGAGATGATCATGTTTGCAAAATTATCCGATGTCAAAGGCCAATCATATACCGGATCTACAATATCATTTGCTAATAGAATGATCCAATGTCTATTTGGATTATCATAATATTTCGAGGCAATTATTTCCGGCGTATCTCCATCCAAAACATCATACAAGTAATAAACATAACTATTGTTCTTTATACTATCAATCATTTTGGCTCTTGATAGTATATTAGTTACAATCTTGCTTTTTCTCGGAAGTTCGCCCGTTATATCATAAGGTATAAGATTGAAATTTTGAAAATATGCCATTAGTAACCCATATCTATTGCTTCTCTTGTTAACTGCTGAGTTTCTTGCAATTCAAGCCTCATTCTAATTTGAATAGGCATACCATCTTCAAATGTCGCAAAAGAGCCAGCTGATGCATAATCAACTTGAACATTTCTTAGAACACATGTAGATATTCTGGGCATATTTGTGTTCTCAACAAAACTACCCCCAGCATATCCTTTTCCACCGATTACATCAGTTTGACTAGAAGGTGGCGTTTTTCTCAAAAATGTTATTTCAAATTCAGAAGGCGGAACTAGAAGAAGACCTGCTGCAAATATCTCTGGTGCTGCATGTCTTCTAAACTCGTAAATTATTGACCATACAGCATCCGCTTCCTCTTGATTTCTTGGGGCAAATGTAAAGTCGAAATTAAATGTTCTAAGTTTTGGACCACTATAAAGAACTTCAATTACAGGATTAAGTGCATAACCAAATATTTGAGCAGATGTCTTTACTATATTTGTAGGACTTGGAAGACCTGCGAGTCTTGCTGCCCGAGCAGCCAAAGCTTCAGCACCCATAGAAGCAATCAACGGTGCTGCTGCTATTCCCAAAGCAGCAGCACCCGCAACACCTGCAATAGAACTACCGACAATACCCAATGCACTTGCACCCGACGCCGCTGCAGTTCCGCCTATTCCATACTTGTCCATAAGACTTGGTGTTTCATAATCTTGTCGATCATCAAAAACTATTGTTTCTGGAACATATAGCGAAATTGCTCTTCTTATTCTCTTAGTTCTTTTTGTAAGACCAAAACTGCCAAAAAAACCAGATTGTATTTTTTTAGTAGTGACCTGCTGTCTTGATCCAAGTATTTCAAAATTTGTATCAGGTAACTGTTCTCTACTCACTTTCCCATTAGGTCTATCTTCTGAACTTTCATGTATGTTTATATTGAACAACATAGCATGAGACAGTTTTTCGATATCGATGGGATAATTGAACGATGAAAACAAGAACTTGTTATTTCTAGGATCTAAACTTGCTAAAGGTGCGGCACCTCTAGCTTGTCCAGCTCTTCCCGTATCATCTTGTCGTACTGTTCTTCTTGTAATTTCGGGCATCTAAATATTCCCACAAGTTTTCATATATTTATCATGTCATACAAAGGCCGATTCATACCTCAAAATAGTAGCAAATATCGCGGAGATCCTACAAGAATCGTATATCGTAGCTTGTGGGAGCGTCGTGTCATGGTATTTCTTGATGAAAGCCCTTCTATTTTGCAATGGTCTTCTGAAGAAATAGTAATTCCGTATTTTTCTCCAATTGATCGTAGAGTTCATAGATATTTTCCCGATTTTTATGTCAAAGTTCGCGACAAAACGGGACAAATAAAGGAAATGATATGGGAAATAAAGCCAAAGAAGCAGTCAATACCACCTCAAAAAAAATCTCGGATAACACAAAAATACATATCGGAGGTCGTTACATGGGGAGTCAACGAAGCCAAATGGAAAGCCGCACAAGAATATTGCCTCGATAGAAATTGGCAATTCAAAGTTCTTACAGAAGAAGATCTTGGAATCAAATAAATATTGATATGGCATTAATAGACAGATTACAAAGAGAACTTCAGCGTCAACCTCTGGTTACAAATACAAAAAAAGCCAGAAAGTGGATAAGAGATAAGGTCAAAGAACTTGAAAATCTTAGACCAGAACTTCTCATGCGCGATACAAAAAGAAAAAGAAATACATTTCAATTAGGGAAAATGTATTTCTTCAACTATAATCCAAAATGGAAGGACATACTGCCGTTTTATGATATATTTCCCCTAGTGATACCAATCGATTTCTATTCCGATGGATTTTTAGGTCTAAATTTACATTATCTTTCACCCACGGTTCGCGCAAAGCTACTTGATAAACTAAGTGAGTATGCAACAGATAATAGATTTGATGAAAAGACAAGACTTATGGTAACTTATAGCATGTTAAAAAGTGCTTCTGGATTAGAAGCCTTCAAGCCATGTTTGAAAAGATATTTGACAAAGCATGTCACTTCTAAGTTTCTAATGATTGACGCAACTGAATGGGATATTGCAATATTCTTGCCTGTCGAAAGCTTTATTGGTGCAACTAAAACTAAAGTCTATAGAGACTCGACAAAAAAATATCAATAGAAAGAAATTAAATGAGTTCATCAGTAGATACAATTATATCACATTTAAATACGTATAACGATTTACAAAGACAAAGTAGATTTAAAGTCTTTTTTGGACCATCGCCAACACCAGCAAGCGATTCTCTTTTTGACTCGGAATTGCTATCTTTGAGATGCGAAAGTGTTGACATCCCGGGAAGAACATTAGACACATTTGACCATAGAACTTATGGACCTATTGTAAAGTATCCAAGACAAAGTTATTTTTCAGAAATAACGTTGACATTCATTTGTAGTGCAAACTATTCTGGAAAAAATGGACAATTTCCGAGAACGTATTCTGGGTTGCCGGAAAAAAGATTTTTTGAAGACTGGATGCAATTCATCAACGTATACCCAAACGGAAATGGTTCTGAAAATGCAGATTATGCATACCACAATTTCAAATACAAAGATGAATATGCTAGAACAATAGAAATTAGATGTTATGATACCGACGATTCTGTTTCATTTACAATGAATTTGCTAAGAGCATTTCCCACACAAATAGGTTCCGTAGGTATGACATGGACAAGCGAAGAAGTAGCAAGACTCCCAGTCACATTTACATATGAAACATTTACTTACATAAGACAACCAGTATATCAACAGAGAGCAGAAACTTTTGATCTAAGTACACAACAATCAGCCCCCCCAGAAACCGTAATTGATAGAGCTAGAAGTGCTGGAAACGCAATATCTGATGCTATTACTGGAGCTATATCTGGAATATTCCGATAAAATAACAACATTAGAGGAAATCATAAATCATGAATTTACCAAAAATTGATTTACCAACTTATGAATTGGAATTGCCATCAACTGGCAAAAAGATAAATTTTAGACCATTTCTCGTAAAGGAACAAAAAATTCTTCTTATGGCAATGGAATCTAAAAAAGAAATAGATGCCATAAATGCAGTAAAACAAATTGTATCAAACTGCATTGTGGACAAAAACTTCGATGTAAATGAAATGTCGTCTTTTGATCTAGAATACTTTTTCATACAGTTGAGAATGCGTTCAATTGGAGAAAAAATAAGTCTTTCTTTTACATGCAAAAACACAGTATCAGAAAACCAAGAATGCAACAATCTGATGCAGTTTGAATATGATCTCTCAAATACGACTATCGAAAAGAATCCTGATCACACAAAAACAATATTTTTCACTAAAGATGTTGGTGTCGTAATGAAATATCCAAGCTTTAGAATAACTGAAAACTTGGTTCAAAACTCAAAGACCAAGAAGACATCCGTGGAAAATGCACTTGACCTGATAGTTGATTGCATAGACTACTTCTTCGACAAAGAAAATGTGTATCACGTAAAGGAAATGAGTAAACAAGAGATAACAGATTATGTCGAAAATATTCCAAAAACGAGTTTCGACAAGATGGAAAAGTTCTTTGATACGATGCCACAAGTGAAATCAATTGTAAATCACAAGTGCAATAAATGCGGATTTGAACATGCAATACCTGTGGAGGGTCTATCAAATTTTTTCGAATAAGCCTAGGACATGAAAATCTAGCTAATTATTATTCTACAAACTTTGCAATGATGCAGCATCACAAATATAGTTTAACTGAACTTGAAAACATGATACCCTGGGAAAGAGATGTTTATATTGTAATGCTAATCCAGTACATAGAAAAAGAAAATCAAAGATTAAAAGATTTGGCTAATGCAAAGAGAAGATAAAACTAGAAAAGTTCTAGGCAAAAAGAAAGAAATATACGGGAGTAATAAATGTTAAAGGCTTTGGCACAATTGGTAACTAAGGCAGCAAGAGTTGCTCCGACAGTAAGAAATTTGACAAATCAAAACGTTCCCTTTGTCAGCAAATACAAAAGAAATAGTCCAGAATTTCAAGCATATCAATCAATAACGAATGTTGCAAGAAAATTTACAAAAGCTGTATATGGTAAGGAATTCACGAAACCCATATTAGCTAAAGATGATCCTTTTGTTAGACAACCGCGCGGATCAAAAAAAGCCCAGAGAACTATCGGTTCTGGAGGACAACAAACTACTCCGCAACAATCAATGGGCGGAACAAATACATCCAACATGGCTCAAGCACAAAGA